TGAGTTTATAGCAGCAAATAAACCTTCAGTGCCAGGAACTACTCCTGATCCTACTCCAGCTCCAGCTACTATTTGACTGTACTCACCTTCTACTAATGCCATTTCTAAGTAATCTTCGAAACGTAATCTTGTTTCAGACTCAGCTTTTAAATACCATAAGAATCCAGAAGTACCATCTTCAGTTGCAACTTCAACCCAACCAATTTGAGCCATATCAGAACCAGAGATAATATATTGATCTCTAATTATAACAGGAGAGTTTGAGTATTGTTGAAATGAAGGAGTTACAGAAATTCTAGGTTGAGTACCAGCAGCAACACTACCACCGTTTACCATACTTGATCCTTTAGCATAAGCAGATCCATATACAAATACTTTAATGTTACCTGAAGTAAAGTTACCATTAATGTTAACTCCATTAAAAGTAGCAACAGTAATTGATCCATCAGTAACACCAGCAGCTTGTACACTTGCTGTTACAATAGCTTTATTTTCAGCACCGCTTACGGTATCTAAAATAACTACTGTATCATTTACAGATATTACGTTTTGCACAGTTGCAGCACCTGCAACAGGAGCAACAACAATAACTTCACCACCAGGTAGTGTACAATTATCATATGCAATATGTAATCTATTTTGCTCAGACCAAATTACTTGATCAGATGTCATTGGCATTTCAGCGCCAACCATTTTTAAAAATCCAGATAAGGTTCTATTACCGTATCTTTCTACTTCTTGCTCATATATCTCAGGAAGATATTGTTGAGCGAAGTCATTTGTTCCATTGTTAAATTGTAGGTAGTTTGTTGGAAGCAACTGTTGTAGTTGCGACGGCACAATACCACCAAATTGAGGACTTAAAGCCATAATTTTTAATTTTTAATTAGTTAAATTTTCTTGTTTTAATTTTCAGTTTTGAAGAATCATAACCACTAACCGCTTTTACTTTTAAACCATTTACAAAAACTTCACCCTGTTGGCTTCTAGCTTTAGTAGATGATAAATTCTTAGACTTGTTGACAACGTCTTTAACGGCATCAGCCTTTCCTTGTTCGTAAAAATGACTAGCAATTTTATCCACATTTTCAGCAGCATATATAGCTTTGTGATAACCAGAAGTATCTACTACATCTCCATCTTCGTTTAAGAACTTCTTAACTAGATTATTAATGTTTGATTGATTTTCTGCTAATTTTTCTAAATTCTGAACATTATACTTGAAACTTTTTTCACCAACTTTTATATCAAAACCTTTGAATTCGTCGCTAAATAGCTCATTAGTTTGTTGCTTGAATTTTTTATGTTGCTCAGCGGCTACATCTTGTTGCTTGTTATAGCGATTGAAAAAGTCAGTAGCTTTTTGTTGGTCTTGAGTTACTCCGGGTCTCAACTTGATTTCCTCGTAGTATTTTTTCTTAGTTTCCTCTAAAAAGTTTTTTGCTTTTGCAATCTCTTCTTTTTTAGCGAGTTTTTTCTTTTTGACGTCACGCTCTTCGTCAAGATCTGTATCGAAATGGAAGCTTTCTTCCATTATAAAATCTATTTCTTCACCGTTTAAGTGAGGTTTTGATTTTTTATAATATTCTTTTAATAAGGTGTTTTCATCAACAGTAGAATAATCTGCATTGAGTCTAGTGTAATCCTCTATAGTGCCACCAGTTTCTTCCATAAATGAAACTAGTTTTTCGATGTTTTCTGGTAATTGTTTACCTAGAACTTTTTCATCTCTAACAGCTTCTTTTACTTCTTGAGTAACTTTCTTTACTTCTGCTTCAGTTACTTCTTGGATTGGTTCAAACTTTTCAACATCTTGCTTGGGCTCTTGTACTTGTTCGTCCACTTTAGTGCTATCTCCGGTTTGTTCTTCCACAACCACCTTCTCTGTTTCTCTGATTTGAATGGCATCTTTTTCTTCTGTTTTTAAAACTTCCTTAGGAACTACCACCTTTGTTACATCTGGCGGTAATTCAATTAAAGGTTCTTTTACGTTAACCTTTACTATTTCAGGTTTTTTTTCTACTAATTTTTTAGGTGTTTTACTTTTAGTTTTAATTTTAAAGTCACCTTCCTGTTTAACAGGTTCGTTTGTTTTTACTTCTGACATAATATAATATAATTAAATAATTAATAAAATTACACAGACGGCATCATACCTGCTGCGTTTTGTTGTTCAAAGTCTATTGGTAATAAATCATTTTTTCTTTGATTTATCATTGCACTCTGTTGCGTACCTTCCATTTTTATACGCTTGTCTTTACGGTTTTCTATTTCTTTTTCTTTCATGCCAATTGCTTGCATCTCCATTTGTTTTATTGTCATATCAAATTGATGTTGCATTTGCATTTTTTGTTGTTCTAATTGAGCAGCAGTTTGCATACGTTGTATTTCCATTTGTGATTTAGCTTGTTCTAACTGTACTTTAGAACCACTAATAGCTTCTTGTTTTTGAACTTCAGATAAAGCTATTTTTTCAGCCGCATCAGCTTGCGCTTGACCTTGAGCTGCTATATTAGCTTGTTGATTAGCTTGGTCTTGTTTAGCTTTTGCTTTACGTTTTATTTTAAGCATTTGATTAGCTAACTTAAGATTTTTAATTTGTCTTAAATCTATAGCGTCTTCTAAATCAATACTTCCTTTTTGTAAAGCAACTTGTATATTTTGCTCTAATTGAGCTTGCTCTTCTTCGTCTGGTTCTAGTTCTAAATAAATACCAAAATCATGAAGATTTAAATTTATTACTTCTTCTAAAGTTCTTATATTAAAAGTAGATATTGAATTTTGCAAAGAATTTTTAGTTAAAGGAAATTGCAAAGCATCACCTATTTTTAAAGCTACATTTTCAGATAATCTTAATGTTAAATATAAGCTAGACTGTTTTATATGTCTTGTAGCTACATTCGAAGCATTAGCTGCCATTTTTTGTAAACCAACTAACGTTTGTTTATCTGGTGTACTACCATCTCTTGCTTCGTTTAATCCTGTTACATCACGTATCATTTGTAAGTAATACTGATAAGTCTGTATAAGACTTTGTATTTTACCTTGACCGCTAGAGCTATTTAATTCTTGTATTGGAACTTTACCAGAGTTCATATCACCATCTTGAGTAAGAGATCTACCAACTATAGAACCAGTTTGGAAATACATGTTTAAAGCTTCAGCAGCATTATAATTAGTTCCATTACCTAAATCAACTTCAGCTAAACCGTCCATGTCTAAATAAACACCGTCTGGTACTACTCTAGATATAACTTGTTGTAATTTTAAATGCGTTAACTGAATCATATCAGCAAAACCCATACATTTACTAACAATAGACTCTATTCTACCCTTATACATTCTAGGTGCTACAATACTGTAATTCATTTCTACTTTAGTAGTATCAGCAAATGGTCTTGTCATGTTTTCTGCAAGTTCCCATTTAAGCATTTTGTTATTTCCTAGTACTTTTGCTCCTGAGTATAAAACCTCTATTGATCTTGAAACTCTTTCGAAGCCATCGTTTGGTGGAGGATTAAATGAATCATCTTTTTCTAAAGCTTTCATTAAACCTTGGTCTGTTTGTTTGATTTTGAAAACTTGATTATGATATGTCTTATAATCAAAATATAAAACCTGAACAGTGTTTTCATCGTAATTACCCCAACCAGATATGTATTGACTATTACCTGGCATTTTTTGTATTTCTTCTAACTCTTTTTCAGATATATCTGGAAACTCTTTTTTAAGTTCAGGTATTGTTATAGATTTAACTTCACCTACATAATATATATCTTCAAAGTTAGGATCTTCAGTATATGAATAAACCATATACGCAGGGTCTACATAGTCAATTGTTATACCTTCTGCTGTATTGAAACTTGTTTTAGCAGCTGCAATACCTAGAACTGTTAAGTCCATGTTTATTCTACGTCTAGTTAAGTCATATTTATTTTGAGCTAATATAGATGATATAGCTTCTTCTTCTGCTATTTCAATACTTTGCTTATATGACAATTGCATATGAAGTTCTAATTCTTCTTCAGACTCTGGTAGAATACTTAAATCAGGGCTTTGGTATAAATCTAAACCAAGTTGACTTTTTAATTTTTCAAGATATTCTTTAGACATCATGTCTTCATGTATTCTTGAAGCGTACTTAGTTCTTTTTCTTATTGACTCAGGATCTTGAGCGTATGCTTTTATATCATAGCTTTTTTGTGATATACCATTAACAACAATATCAACAAACTTAGAAAGTATAGGCACAGGCTTCCAGTCTAAATTAAGGTAAGATAAATCACCATTAATAGATAACTCATCTTTATATTTTTGTGGTGATTGTTCACCTCTAGCATATAATCTTAATTGGTGAAAATTATTCCAATTAGTTAAATATCTATTACCATTAGTTCTGCCTTGGTCAAACCATTCGTTTTCTATTGCTTGACCAACTTGACTTCCATATTCTAAGCTAGCTTTTTCAGCATCACTGACTACTTGACTAGGAAAGGCGCTATTGGTGTTTGTATATATATTCATTTAACTTATAATTTTTGATGTATATCCTTTATTATTGTATCTTTTAATGCCTAATTCAATTTTTTTAAATTCTCTTTTAACAGATGGCGCGTATCTATGTTTGTTACAAGCCATTAAAGCAAGACCTGAACTTATAGAGGCATCATGAGTAGTTCTATTATTTATATTAAATCTAGCCCAATCTTCTAATGTTCTTTGAAAATATATGTCTCCATATCCTGTTTCTTTTAATCCTACAAAATCTTCTATGTATGTTTCAATTGCAGAAGCGTGTGCTTGTTTTATATCTTCGCTTGAGTTAGGTATACCACCTATTTCTTTTTCAGTAACTGATAGTTTATTATATTTTTTATCTGGTCTGTTCATAGCAAAACCTCTATAACCTCTTCTTTTAAAATAATATAATAATCTAGGTTTATTGTTTTCTGCTAATATTGGCATGCCATAAAACACACAAGCCATAAGCACGTCTTCAAAAAATATTTCAGCAGTTTGTGGACGAGATATATACTCTAAAAAGAAATGATTTGGAGGTGCGTCTTCCATGCTAAATTTAGTTAACCCGTGTAAAGATCCATTAGAACCTCTTCTGTCAACTGTACCTGATATATCATATGGATCACATCCAAAAGCGCCCATATGTTCGTTACCTGGATAATATATACCATTTTTTAAAACAACTCTATTTTGTATATGTATTGGTGGTACCCATGAAACCAAAAACCTACCACTGTTGTTTGGTACAAATATAACTTTACTGTTTTTGTCACCGTTTTCCCATTGAAAACCTCCTTTTGTTATGCTAATAGAATTTTTTAAATCTTCATTAAAATCTATTTGTTGATAAATCTTAGTTAGATTAAATAAAGATTCTTTTGATTCATCTCTAAAAGCATGTTTGGTTGTACGCGGAAATTGTCTATAAAATTCATTTAATCCGTCTTGGTCATTTTTTAATCCTTCTACCTCGTTATCCCAGTATTCAATAACCCCGATCTTAATTGGTATTCCATGAGGTCCAAACACTTGTTTTGATGGTGTTTCGAAGACAGGATACCCATAAGAATCAATGTATCCTTCGTAATTCCATTCCATAGGTATGAACAAAGAATAGAGTCCTGAACGTGTTTGTCCATTAGCGTTTCTTTTTGTAACATCTGAGTCATCATATAATTTTTTAAAATTTCTACCACCTTTATCTAAAGCATTTGACGTTGATCCCATCATACATTTACCTATAATTCTAGAACCTAGTCTTAATGTTGTTTTAGTAACACGCCAATTGTTTTGTATATCATTAGGTCTTTCCCATTTACCACTTTCATCGTGTACTAATAATCTTAGTTTTTCACCAT